CTATCCACGGTTGTATATACTTTACGTCTTTATGATGTAATCGTTTCACTAATTCTTCGTCTGTATATTCCAATTTATAATTTGTTTCGTCCCATTCCTCAAAAAATTCACTAAACGGCTCTTTGCCGTATTTTTCTATCCATCCGTTTTTAAACGCGGCCATAAAATTTTCCCGCGTTTTTCCTTGCATCATAAAAACCTTTTCCGTGCCGTTATCTTTTCTTACGCCACCCACCTTATATTTAAACGAACGCGGTATCACCGCTTGCTCGACATGCGTTTCTGCTAGGTCCATAAAAAATTCATGGCCTAGTGGTGGTTTTTTGCTCATTGCAAGATGACTATCGGCACTATCCAAATCAGTGTCTTTCAACACGTATTTCAATACGTACTGAAACCCTTTCCAATCTGGTTGCTGAAAATAACTGAACCCTTTGTGCCAGTATTTCCAATCTACCCGTACGTTTTCTTTTATTTCTGGATATTTATCCTTAAAAAATAAAATTATGTGCCAATGGGCCCGGCCTTTCGCCGTGCCATATTCACCCGCCACAATATACCGTACGTCGTAACGCTTTCTAAGCCGTTTCAAAAAATCTTGAACGTCTTTATAAACCAGCGTTACAGCGTTAACCCCTGCGTCGTTCGCATAGGTCAACGTTACTGCGTAGGTTTTCTTCGAATACCTACTTTCGGCAATGCATCGACCTACAAGGTCGTTCACTCTGTTTCTTTTGCATTGCCAACATTTGCGACACGCTACCTCGGTTCCGTCATCTAATCTGTTTGGTGTCCTGCACATTTTCGCCGTTTACCTCGTCAGCGGTGTCACTAAATGCATATCCTAACAAGAAAGGTTGTATGCGTTCGGCAGAACGGAACTCCAATACGTGGAGTTTCCGTTCCGTTCTGCCTTAGTCGACTTCATCGACATAAATGGGACGTCCTATTTTCGGCTCGTCTTTACGAAGCCGCCAGTTTTTCAACTGCCAATGTGCTGGGTCGTAGAAATTCCAATCGCCACCCCAATCTAATTTAAGATTGCGTTTTCTTGCAATTTCTTTACCTATCGACCCAACAATGTCCCATTCTTTTTTGCTAAGGTTCCAATATCTTGTGGCGTGAACTATATCCACTGCACAACCATATTGATGCGGTGAATTACCGCCCTTAGCTTTACTTCTCCCTTGCGCGTGTAATTCGTTTTGACGTTGCTCATCGCGCAACATTTCAAACGCTAAAACAGGTATGTTTCGCGCGCTGCATGCTTTAAGCATTGCTTTCCAAAAATCGACAATCTCAGGGTGTACACCCTCATATTGCGTTTCTGTTTGTTTTTGAATTACATCTTTTCGCTTCAGGGCTTTTGCGTCTGCTAGTGCATACGCTGCTACCGTATAATCTTTATGAACAGGCTCATCCCTAAACCACGCCTGAACGCGATCTAGGAACTTCACCCATTTCATAAACTTATTCGGCGGTCGTTGCTCCTGTTGCATCGTCGCCCTCTAATTGCTCACTCTGTGCCTCCGGCACTGGCTGTTGCTCCTGTTCGCTACTTTGCTGAGAAACTTGTTCCCTCAACTTTGCCAGTTCTGCGCGCTCGTCTGCCATCGCAGCGTCGCGTCGCTCTTCGTTTAATTTTACCCACTTCATCATCCGCGCAAACTCATCGTTATTGCGTACCCGTGGCTCTATATTAACATAACTGTCTTTCTCAACTGGCGCCATACGTTGGTCAACGTCTCGGATGTTCACAAACACCGATGCGCCCTTTTCCGCTTTAATTTGCACCCAACTGCTTCCGACTGCTGTATATTCTACAGTCATTTTATCGTCCGCTGCGCCCTGCAATACGGCTTCTTTCATATCCGCATTGTCCGCCGCCCAAACTTCAATTTTTGAGTTTGCGTTTACTTGAAAAGTAACGCGCTTTGCTTTGCTACTTTCAAATGCAATTACCGCTCCAGCTTTTACTTGTTGCCATTCTGTCAATGACCCATTCTTAAAGTGCTTCATTTCTTTCTGCTCCTTTTTGTTAAAATGGGCGGGCAGGGGAGGACCACCCGCCCGTCACATTACTTGACGATGCGAGCGCTATCGACCAAGTCTGTGATTTCCTGATAATCAGACGTTGCGTCTGTTTCCAACAACCGCTGTCCAAATACCGTATTGCCCGTAATTTCGATGTCTGAAATACACGTTATCTCAAAAGCGTCTGCGACCTGATCGCTAAACACTTTTTTATGCAAACCTGACACCAAATAAAAATCTTCCGACAAAGTCGGGTCAGTTTGTTCTACGGTCCAAATTTTTGCACGATCTGAATCGAACGCATCGCTTGCTGGTCGGTAATATTTACCACCCACATTTACCATATCGCGCTGATATTCATGATTTAACGGTGCATATCCAAACGTACCGTTTGGTGTACTGTGGTTAACGTCCAGGTGGTCATTTTTTACAACTGACACTTGTTCTGGATCCAAAACATCACGCAAATAATTTGGTAAATTATCTGGATTTGTTTCGTACAAGAAATAATCTTTCTTGCGTTCCCACATCTGTTCCGGAACAATTTCCGCCGTAATCATTATTACACCGCCTGTATTCATTTGCGGTGTTCGAATTGAACATTCCACACTAGCAAATCCATTTGTAACACTTGTATCCAAATTTGCAGCGTCTGTTGCATAACGTTGATTATATCCAATCATTGTTGATTTTTTACTCAACAAAATTGGTTGCTTCATTGTTTCTTCTGGAACGCGAATGCCTTCCATCAACATGTCAATGATGTGCTCGTCATCAATCCCATCATACATGCTACGCACTTTAGCAAACGCTGCTGTTTTCTTTGCTTGATCAATATCCGCTAATGACATCGTAGCGTTGCCGCCAGACGTCAATTCCGCGTATAAATTATTCCAAACATGTTCTCCATCAGCATTTGTTGTTGTCGCGGGACTAGTCGTATCAGATGGCGTTCTATGACCATTATAATACAAAACATTCTGCGACACCAATGGCGCTTCAAACGTCAAACCGTTTAACGCTACTTCGCCATCAATCAACTTTTGGTCAAAATCTGGAACAATATGATTATTGTCCAACGACCAAAACGCTTCTGCCAAATTATGATCATAAGCATTGCGCAACGGCAGCGAAGCTGACCGAGCTTTACGTCTATGATTAACAATTGCATTATAAGCTTCAACAACTATACTGTTATTTTGAACTGAGTTAGTATGAAGCCCCATCATTTGGTAAAACGTTCCTCGACCATACGCATTAGACGTATCAAACGAACTGCTATTAGCAACTGTACCTACAGCGCTACCATCCCAATATTTATTGCTTTCAAAAAACGGAACCACACTTCCGCCAATGCCCGTTTCGCCTTTATATGACCGGTTCAATTCTTCCATAGAACCGTTAAAACGATCAAACGCAAGCATTGGTACATAATGCGCCATAACATCTACACGTATACCATTCATCAACAGCTCGGCTGTTTCCATCATTTCTATATTCACCCGAACGCGCCCACGCTTTACTGCATCTTCGCGCAGCATCGGAATATATTTAATAGGCAAAGCAAAACCTGCGTCCGCTGACGTCAATACACGACCGCGATCGCGGCGCGTTGACCTTTGCACATTTATCGGTGCACTTGGCACCATTTCCGTCATTCGCATTTCATTTTTTCCTTTTTATTCGTTTCACCATGGCAACAAACTTCTGCCGTATTTTCTTGCACTTTTTACACTTACTTATATTGCGCATCTACCGCGCGACTGAACTGGCGCTGAAATCGCCATTCATCTAATTTTTGACCAACGTTTTTTCCAAAATCAAAAAGCTTTGTTCCAGAATATTGCGATATACCGCCCGCTATAGCGCCAATATCCGCATCCTCTGGGTTCCAAGGTACAAAAATTGTATTACCCATTGGTGTTACCAACGGATACAAACCTGCAGTCAACGTGTTATTAACATAACTTCCGTCGCCTGTTTTAGTCACTCGCACATCAACAGGTGTTTGTGCTAAAACTTCGTCTAACGTTTTATCTGTACCAGGCAATAACATCGCTTCGCTTATTTTGCCTGTTGTATTTCCGACATTTGCACCAGCAGTTAAAACATTTCCGGTAATAGTTGCACCGCCGGGCGTACCGGCTTGTTTTGACAATATTCCCGTATAACGCGTATTAGCCAAAGTGTTGCCAATATCCGCTTTCATACTTTTTAAAGTCAAATCTCTTACTTGCTTGTTATATTTATCAATAGGCGCCTGCCTATATGCGTCAAATATACCCGCTGCCGCATTTCCAAACGCTGCCGCCTTTGAAATAGTCGGTAAACCTGTAAAACCTTGTCCACCAGTATTTCGCAAAACTGTTAACGGGTTAAAACCCGCACGTTGCGCCGCATTTCTCATACGTACAAACTGGTTATCTTGATCTTTTATTGCTTGGCTTCGTTGTTGTTGCGCAGCTTTGTACGAAAACAAAGACCCAACCACCGCAGCTGCTATTTGTCCAAACATTATTTTTTACTCCTAATAATTTCAATTACTGCTAAAACCGCAACAATGGCGCTTACAAATCCCCACAAAAAATATGGATTTGTTAACATCACCATTTCCAATCGAAATATATTGGACCGTATAACGCTACACTAATTACGGCTCCCATTACTGCTCCATGCAGCACGTTTACAAACGTTTTATTCATCTCTTGCACTCCGCTCTAATTTAGACAAAATAAGATCTGCAAGAACACATAAAATCGTAATCGCAGCAGTTTCCACTTGCACCGCTTGCTCTTGTGCGATACCAACTCCAACCAACGTTCCGCCAATCATTGAACCTGCTCGGCGTATCAATGGTTTCAAAAATTCTCTAGCTATAATATTTATCAATTGGTCTCACATTGGAACTTTAACCAACTTGTTCGCATAATATATATTATGCAGTAGTTGTTTTTTTCCAACCCCTTACGTTTTTTGTTCTTGCTGTGTTATTGTTACAAACTTGTTTCGTACCTTGTCAAGCTTTGACACTAACTTTTTTTTAACACCACGGAATAAATTCTTTTCGACCTCTTCCACCGCCGTGCGGTTTATTGTTTTTTGGTCTATCCTTGCACCTTACCCGCAGCCTTACGTCTGACCGTTCTTTTTTCACGGGGGTTTCTCGCTGGCGCTGTCTTCCGGTAGGGGAGGGTGCTGCAGCAACGCTTTCTACCAATACTGGTATACGTTTTAATTGTTGCCGCTGCCTTACTGTTGCTGCAACTTTTCTAACAACTCGCGTTGTACGTCTTCGTATAACTCCAGACGTTTGATTTCTCCGTGTTCCACGTAATGATTTATTTCGTCTACGCTTCGCCATTGTCCATCCTCATAAATTTCATTATCGTTCTTTTTACCGTGTATAACTATATCGCGTCCCGCATAATTTATCTCCATCAAAACGCCCATATCGATCGTTTGATT